AAATCTTGGAAAGGAGCATTATCTACTGACGCTACTGAATTCGAAGTTAATGAAGACGCTTCAAAGGGTCAATTAACTTCAGCATTTAAGAAATACAGTAAGTCTAAAAAGCTTAACAAAACACTATTAACGAACTTCGGTAAGGCGGTAGCAGAATGAACAACACTATTCTGCAAAGTATTTCACCTAAAAGTGAAAATAAACCTTTACAAACACGTCGAACTATGGTATAATATACATATATAAATTGATAAGGAGAAACTATATTATGAATAACTTGAAAAAATCTACCCAGATAATTCTCAAAGAACTTGCTACCAGATACCCTGATAGTACTGAGTTCAGAAAAAACGCAATTGTTGAAGTCGGAAAAGAGTTCGGCTATACCGGTAAGGATTGGGACCCTTTAATGCAAAAAGATAACAGAGTCAAAATTGGTACATACGATTTGGCTGGACTTATTGAACCATTAAGAGAAACAATGGTATCAAATTCAGTGGTTAAAATGCCACAATCAGCTGCTCAAATGCAGTCAATAGTAAACGAAGAAAAAACCTTCGCTAAAACAGATAAATCATTCGTACCTTGGGGAGCATTTTCTGACATTGTAAAAATTGTCAAATCAAATATGTTCTACCCAACATACATTTCTGGTCTTTCAGGTAATGGTAAAACATTTATGGTAGAACAAGCTTGCGCTAAAGTAGGCAAAGAGTTTATCAGAGTTCAAATCAATCCTGAAACAGATGAGGATGATTTACTTGGTGGCTTTAGACTTATCGATGGAGAAACAGTTTTCTCTAAAGGTCCAGTTCTTAAAGCAATGGAAAATGGAGCTATCCTCTTACTTGATGAGATTGATAGAGCAACAAACAAAATTATGTGCTTACAAGGAATCCTTGAAGGCAAACCAGTACTTGTTAAAAAGACTGGCGAAATTGTAGAGCCTGCAGAAGGTTTCAATGTAATCGCAACAGCTAATACTAAAGGCAAAGGTTCAGAAGATGGTAGGTTCACAGCAGCTTCAATCATTGATGACGCTTTCCTTGAAAGGTTTACAATATCAGTTGACCAACAGTTCCCATCTCTTAACATAGAGAAAAAGATTGTTATAAAACACATGGAAAAATTCAATTGTATCGACATGGACTTTGCTGATAAGCTAGTTCTTTGGGCTGATATTATTAGAAAAACTTTCTATGATGATGGTGTCGACGAAGTTATTTCAACTAGAAGACTATGTCACATTGTACAAACATTCTCTATCTTTCAGAAAAGAGACAAAGCAATTGACTTATGTATTTCAAGATTTGATTCTGATACTAAAGAAGCTTTTCTTGACTTATACAGTAAAGTAGATGCTGATGAAATTGTCGAAGAGACAGGAGATATTAATGCTGAAGAAACTTATGAAGTCTAATCAAATTGATTACAAATTTAACGAAGGAGCTCTTGTTGAAGAGCTCAAGAGTTATATAGACAAAACTTATGGCGGTCACTATTCAAAGAATCAGTTTCAATCAACTGAATTCATTATTGATTGTGGACATGGCATGGGTTTTGCTTTAGGAAACGTACTTAAGTACGCTCAAAGGTATGGTAAAAAAGAAGGACATAACAGAGCTGACCTTCTCAAGATTTTGCACTATGCTATAATCGCTCTGGATTGCCATGATAAAAATGAAAACTAATCGTTTACATTACAATGAAAGTATGGTATAATAGTTATATAATGGAGAAAATATGAACTTATCTAACGACACCTTGAATGTGTTAAAAAACTTCGCAACAATAAATCCAAATATTGTTTTCAAACCAGGACAAAAACTGAAGACTATTTCAGAGTCCAAAACTATTCTAGCTTCTGCTGAAATAGTTGAAGACTTTCCTAAAGAATTCGGAGTCTATGACTTAAACGAATTCTTATCAGTCTTAAGTCTTATTGATAATCCTACATTAGAGTTTGAAGATAAAGCAGTATTGGTACAAGGTAGTGGACAAAAGATAAGATATTTCTTTTCTGAAAGCGATATCCTAACCACTCCTCAAAAAGATATTCAGATGCCAGAACCAGAACTTGGAGTTAATATCGAAGAAGATAAACTAAATCAGATTCGTAAAGCTGCTGCTGTTCTTGGTCATACTGAACTAGCTATAACAGGTAATGATGGAGTCATTACAGCTTCTGTACTTGATACAAGAGACTCGACTTCAAACCTATTTGAAATAGAGCTAGATAGAGACAATTCATGTAAAAATGGATTTAACTTCGTGGTAAGTATACCCAACTTGAAATTGCTACCAGGCGATTACTTTGTAAGCATAAGCTCAAAGCTAATCTCTAACTGGACTAATAGTAATTATCCAGTTGATTATTTTATCGCTCTTGAGAAAAACTCAAGCTACGATGTATAAATATATTGTAGGAATGGAAGATGCCGCATGGGGCGGGTCTTTTAATTTTCGTAAATATGCATAGGAGAAAATTATGTCAGAAGATGTAAATACAAACGTCGAAACTGGAACAGAAGAGCAACCAGCTGGAGCTCAACTTAGTCTACAAGACATCTCAACAATGGTACAAGTAATTGACCTTTGTTCTAAAAGAGGTGGTTTTGAAGGTCCTGAGTTGGAAGCAGTAGGTGGTCTTAGGTCTAGAATCGTAGCGTTTCTAGAAGAAGCTTCAAAAGGTCAAGAAACGCCAGAAGGCGCGGTACCTGAAGTAGCTGCTACTGAAGACGATTCGTCAGAGTCGTAAACCAGACGAGGGGTGAAACTCCCCTCACATTTTATTATTAAGGAATACATTATGAACAACAATGAACAAGCCGAATTGCTCAAGGCTTTACAAAAAGGGCAAGTCACAGTCACATTTAGAAAAATAGATACAGGCGAAATAAGAATTATGCCTTGTACTCTTAATCCAGAAATGCTTAAAGCAAATGGAGTTAAAACAGAAATCAGCTACACATCTAATGAGATGGAAGCTTTTCCAGTATGGTCATTAGACAAAAATGCATGGAGGTCTTTTAGGTTAGATACTGTAGAAGGTTGGGAGGTACTATAATGGAAGAGTTCCTATGGGTCGAAAAGTATCGCCCAAGAAAAGTAGAGGAATGTGTACTATCACAAGACCTTAAAAAGATATTTCAAAACGTTTTAGACAAAGGCGAACTTCAAAATATGATGTTCACTGGTACAGCTGGTACAGGAAAGACCACAGTTGCTAGAGCACTTTGTAACGAACTCGACCTAGATTATATAATCATTAATGGTTCAGAAGAATCAGGTATCGATACTCTAAGAAACAAAATCAAACAATTCGCTTCGTCTGTTTCCTTATCAGGCGGCCTCAAAGTCGTCATCTTGGACGAAGCGGATTACCTTAATCCACAATCAACGCAACCAGCTTTGCGTGGATTTATCGAAGAGTTTTCAGCTAACTGTAGGTTTATACTTACATGTAATTTTAAGAATCGTATAATCGAACCATTACATTCAAGAACCAGTGTTATTGAATTCGCAATGCCAAAGAAAGAGAAAGAAGCTCTTGCTGGTCAGTTTATGCAAAGGGTTCAACAAATACTATCAGTTGAAAGTATAAACTCAGAACCAGCTGTTATTGCTGAACTGATTATGAAATACTTTCCAGATTTCAGAAGAACACTTAATGAACTACAAAGATATTCAAACTTTGGTAAAATCGATAGTGGCATATTAGTTAATGCTAATGATATTGCTCTTGATACTCTTATGAATGCTCTTAAAATAAAAGACTTTCGTAAAATGAGACAATGGGTTGCTGATAATATCGATGTAGAACCAGCATCAATGTTTCGTAAAGTATACGATAACATGAATGAATATGTAGAACCACAATCAATACCGCAACTGGTACTTATTTTGGCTGATTATCAATACAAAAACAGTTTTGTTGCTGACCATGAACTAAATATGGTTGCATGTTTAACTGAAGTAATGGCAGGAGTCAAATTCAAATGAAGACATTTAACAACATACCATTTGGTGGTAAAATAATAGAAGAAGAAACAACTCCAAATAACTGGGATATAGTGACAGTACATTACGAAGGATTTCTAGAAAAGAAGTATAGAGCTGTAAAGTATAATGACCAAAAGGTTATCATATCTGAAAGAACCTTTAATACAAAAGAAATGGCTGAAGCTTATATTGCGCAACAATCATGAATCCTTTCGAATATTTAAAAGCAATCAATGAAACCAAGAAAGATATTATGGTCGATGATATTGCTGAAAAGGAATACAATCCTTTCATCATAAATCGCGGTCTTTCTTTCTTTAAAGATACTATATTGTATGCTAATGAAATGAATATCCATCATCACCTAGACCATCGCGTTCAGTTTGATTTTCTTATAAATATAATTAGAAAGAAGAAAAGATGGTCTAAATGGATTAAGGCCAGTGATATTGACCATCTTGAACTCATCAAAGAAAATTATGGGTATAGTGATGAAAAAGCTAAATCAGCGTTATCTCTAATTAATGATGAACAAATTGAACAATTGAAACAAAGGATATATAAAGGTGGAAAACGATAACACTCAAATACAAATAAAAGATTGGACTCCAGGCAGTATGCTTGAAGTCTCTCTTAGAGAACCAGATGACTTTTTAAAGATACGAGAAACGCTAACGCGTATAGGTGTAGCTTCTCGTAAAGACCAGAAGTTATTTCAATCTTGCCATATTTTACATAAGCAAGGTAGATATTTTATAGTTCACTTTAAAGAACTATTTTTGCTAGATGGAAAGCCATCTAGTTTATTAGAGAACGATGTGCAAAGACGAAATACAATCGCAACATTACTCGCCGACTGGGGTTTAGTAACGATTATGAAGCCGGAGATGGCTAAAGAATTAGCACCATTGAGACAGATAAAGGTGATTCCTTTTAAGGAAAAAACTCAATGGGAACTATGCCCTAAGTATAACATAGGGAATTCCAACAATGGAGAAAAGAATTAATAGAGCCTGGAAACTATTTCATAAATTCATGAAATCAGGTAGATTAAACAAAGTAGTAAAACACTACTTATAAACAAAATTTATTTAAACTAGCATTTAAGCTTGTATAAATATATCTGAAAGAGTGCGGTATTGGACCGGCTCTAACAAACCTTGCTATATATAGGAGGAACTAAAAATGGTAAGAAATACTTTGAACGTACCACGTTCACTATTCGTCGGATTCGATACTTTATTTGAAGACCTGGAAAGGATTCATCAAAGTGCGAGGTCCGGAACTGATAACTATCCACCACATAACGTTGTGAAAATAGACGATGAGAAATTTCTCATTGAGCTAGCAATTGCTGGATTTAAAGAAAAGGATATATCCTTGGAACTTAAAGATGGCATATTGAAAATCAAGGGAGAGGTGGAATCGGTATCGCGTGAATACGCGTATAAAGGTATATCGTCCCGCAAATTCGAGAAATCATTTCGACTCTCAGAATTTGTTGTAATAGACGGTGCTGATTTGAAAGATGGAATACTTGTAGTGTATGCTAGAGTAGAACTTCCGGAAGAGAAGCGTCCTAGAAAGATCGAATTAGGGTCTGCTGGGGCATCAAAGAAGAAAGAATATCTCGTTGAATAGAGATATACTGGCGAGCAGCGAAACTCAGTAGATATGTACACAACACATTTACTGGAGAACAACATGAAACATATAACTCATTTTATTGACAAATATGAAGACGTTGCCGAGGCCTTAAAAACTACTATCTTTGCTGTTATTATTACGGGGTTAATTTTAGGATTAGCACCAATGTTAATGGTAATGCAATATAACAGTATTTAAGACCAAATTGACTAAATCATGCGGGGAGTAAGAAATTGCTCCCCAATCTTTAATTGAAAATAAATGCAAATAAACCTTTACATTTAAACTAAACTATGGTATAATATACATATGATGAAATTCTATACTAATGTGTCTCGATATGGCAATATGATTCTTTTACGAGGATATGACCATGGAAGACGAATTGAAAAGAAAGTCAAATACGAACCAATCCTTTTTACATCTACTAATCTTCCTACTAAGTGGAAATCGCTTGATGGAAATCCTGTTGGTGTAGCAAATGCTGGTAAAAGATTCGAGTCTATGAGGACTGCAAACGAATATGTACAAGCAAACAAAGGAGTGTCTGGTAAGAAAATATACGGAAACACAAAGTACGTTCCAGCATTCATTAATGATTACTATCCTGGTAATATTGAATTCGATAGAAACAAAATCAATGTATCAACAATCGATATTGAAGTTGCTTCTGACGACGGATTCCCTGAGCCTGAAAAAGCTGACCATAAGATTACCGCAATTTGTATGAAAAACAATATTGGTAATACTTACTATGTCTGGGGCTTAGGTGATTATGATACTGACAAATCTTATATGAAAGACCACATGGTTGTATATCGTAAGTTTGACCGTGAAGATGATTTACTTATTAACTTTATTACTCACTGGTCATCTCAACAATATTGTCCTGACGTCGTCACTGGTTGGAATTCAAGGTTCTTTGATATTCCATATCTTGTAAATAGAATCAATCGTATGCTTGGAGAAGCTTATGTCAAAAGACTTAGTCCTTGGGGAATGATTGATAGACAAGACGTAACTAAGATGGGAAGGACTCAAACTGCTTATGAACTTAAAGGTATATCTCAACTTGATTACCTTGACCTATTTAAGAAGTTTGGCTATTCGTATGGTCCACAAGAATCATACAAACTCGACAACATTGCTCATGTCGTGCTTGGAGAAAAGAAACTATCTTACGATGAGTATTCGAATCTCCATACTCTTTACAAACACAATCATCAAAAGTTTATCGATTATAATATTAAAGACGTTGAGCTTGTCGATAAAATCGAAGATAAACTTGGATTGATTACTCTTTGCATGACGATGGCTTATAAAGCTGGAGTTAACTATAACGATACATTTGGTACTACAATGATATGGGATACGATTATCTATCGAAGATTATTCGCTAACAATATTGCTATACCATTTGTTGAAGATAAAACTAAATCAAACTATCCAGGTGGCTTTGTTAAAGACCCACAAGTAGGAATACATGATAATGTTGTTTCGTTTGACTTAAACTCTCTTTATCCTTCAATCATTATGCAATACAATATGTCGCCAGAAACAATTGCAAATGGAGAGATTACTCAGTTCGATATCGATGATGCAATCACTTCGCATAAAATGTCTTCTAATAGAGGTAAAGCTCTTGCAGCAAATGGTCAATATTTCAATGTAGATAAGCCAGGCATAATCCCATTCATCATCGATGAAATGTACAAAGAGCGTGTAGGGATTAAAAAAGAAATGATTAACGCTCAAAAACAAAAAGAACAGGTAGATAAAAATGACAAACAAAAACTATATCAAATCGAAAGAGACATTGCAATCGCAGAAAACAGACAAATGGCCATTAAGATTTTACTCAATAGTCTTTATGGCGCTCTTGGCAATCGTTATTTCAGATTCTTTGACCAGAGGATTGCTGAAGCCATTACCCTTACCGGACAACTTACAATTCGATGGGCCGAATTTTCACTTAACACCTATCTTAACAGAGTGCTTAAACCTGCAAAATGGAAAGACTATGTTATTGCCATCGACACAGACTCGTTGTATGTATGCCTAGATGATTTTGTACAGAAGTTTAAACCTGAAAACAAAATCGATTTCCTAGACAAAATTGCCAGTGAAGCATTAGAACCTGAGCTTGCAAAGTCATACGACCAACTGTATAAATATCTTGGCGGTGTAGATAATCGTATGGTTATGAAACGTGAAGCAATCGCTGACCGTGCGCTTTGGACTGCAAAGAAAAGATATATTATGAATGTACATGATAACGAAGGTGTAAGATATAAAGAACCAAAGCTTAAAATTATGGGTATTGAAGCCATTAAGTCTTCTACACCTGAACCATGTCGTGACGCTCTTAAAAATATATTCAAAGTCATTATGAAAGAAGATGAAAGAACAGTACAAGAAGCTATTGAACAGTTCAAAAACTATTTCAAAACTCTTGACCCTGACCAAATCGCATTTCCTCGTGGAGTAACTCAAGTTAAGAAGTTTCAAGATAGAAATTCGTTGTATAAAAAAGGTACACCCATTCACGTTCGTGGCTCGATACTCTATAACAAACTGATTGAAGACATGCAACTTAAAAAGAAATACGAGCTCATTAACAACGGCGAGAAGATTAAGTTCTTATATCTTCGCCAACCAAATTCAATTCATGAAAATGTTATTGCTTTTCCATCCTACCTCCCAGAGGAGTTTGGCTTAAGGAAATACATAGACCATGAGACTCAATTTCAAAAAACATTCCTTGACCCTATTGAACCAGTCTTGGAAGCAGTAGGTTGGTCTTCGAAAGAAGTAGCAAACCTTGAGGATTTTTTTGGATAAAAACGTTTACATTTACGTAAAAATGTGGTATAATAGACTAATATGGAGAAAAATATGAAATTAGTAAGACTATCCTCAGGAGAGGAAGTTATCGGTAAAGTAGTAGAGAATGAAGATTCAATTACAATCACAGATGGATATTCACTTATTCCAGCTGGAGAAGGTAAGATTGGATTCATGCCGTTTATGGCTTATACAAAAGCTAAAGATGGTATTACTATTGATAACAAATTTGTGCTATTCATCGTTGACCCAGTTGACCAAATCGTTGACCAGGTAAGAGAGATGGACAGTGGAATACAAGTAGCATCAAGTAAAATAGTAGGTGTATAATGAATTGGGTAAAAGATATTCAAGACATGCAATACAAGTATGGTGTAAAGAAATGGATGCACGATAATCAAGATGATGCAGAAAAGCTACGTAGCTATTTAGAATTCAGGATTAAATTCATAAGAGAAGAACTTATGGAAACTGAAGCAGCATTAACTAACGACGATGCAGAAGAAATCGTCGATGGTCTTATCGATATTTGTGTAGTTGCTATTGGTACTCTTGACGCATTTGGCGTCGACCCATACAAAGCTTGGGATGAAGTACTTAAAGCAAACTTAAATAAAACAGTAGGAGTAAAACCTGAAAGACCCAATCCACTAGGATTGCCGGACCTAATCAAACCAGAAGGTTGGGAAGGTCCAAGTCATGAAGGAAATCATGGTAAGTTTAACAATATTCGATAGTATATACGACAACAAAACAGATAAGCGTATGGATTACAATAGTTTCGACGAGTTCGAGGCTATTCTCTATAAGCTTTCTGAGTCGACTAAATATCCTACAAAGAAAGATGCTCCGCTTTTAAGTCCTGCAATATATCAAACTGGTACTACTCGTGCAAATGATAATGTCGTAGGTTGGGCTGGCTTTGGTATTCTTGATATTGATGATTATAGCGGTGATATGAAAGATATTGAATCAAAGTATGATAAGTATCGTTATGTATGTTATTCAACAGCATCATCTACAGTTGAGTCGCCAAAGTTTAGACTTGTCTTTCCATTAACTGATGTCGTTAACAAAGAAGACATTAAGCATTTTTGGTATGCTTTAAACAAAGAGATTGGCGATATTGCTGATGCTCAAACCAAAGACCTAAGCAGAATGTATTATGTTCCTGCTAAATATAAAAACAGTTTTAACTTCATATTCTCTCATGATGGAGATACTATGGACCCACATAAACTTATGGAACAATATCCATACGTTAAACCTAATCAAACAATGTTCGATCGATTTCCTGAAGCAATACAAAAAGCTTTACTTGAAAGAAAAAGAAACGAATTAAACAATACAAATTATACATGGACATCATATCGTGATTGTCCTTTCGTTAATAAGAAACAAGTTGATGAATATAAAGTAATCAATGGAACTGGCTGGTATGCAAAAATGTATCAAATCATGTTAACAACAGCTGGCAATGCTCATAGTAAAGGATATCCAATTACACCAAAAGAAATCGAATATATCTGTAGAGATTTAGATACTGATACAGGTGGTTGGTATAATAAAAGAGATTTAGAAAAAGAAGCTGCACGAGCTATCGAATTCGTGTTTAAAAATAACATATAGGAGTTAATATGACAGAAAGAGAAGTATACCATCAATATCAAAAAGGTAATAGAATGGCAAAGGTATATAAAACAAAACTAGGGTTTGAAGTTGATTTAATTGAAGGCACTGATTTTCATGCAACAAGAAAAGTCCACAATCATTCAGAAAGATATGCTGAGAATACAGCAGAAAATTGGGTAGAAGGTATTATTAATGAATAAAAATACGCACCCGTTTAAAGCGTTTTTATATGGCATGGGATTTGGAGCGTTGTTAATGTTTATATTGTTACTACCAGGCCAATTAAAAGCAAGTGATGCTAACAATGATATTTATTGTATGGCTCAAAACATATACTTTGAAGCTGGCAATCAGCCATTAGCTGGAAAAGTTGCAGTAGCTCATGTAGTACTTAATAGATTAGAACATATGAATTATCCAACTTCAATTTGTGGAGTTATATACCAAGCAAAATTAAAACAAAATTGGAAAGGTAATATGGTGCCAATACTGCATCAATGCCAATTCAGTTGGTACTGTGATGGAAAATCTGACGACCCAGTAGATAGTCCAACATGGTTAAAATCTCTACACATTGCGAGAGATGTAATACAAGGAGCTTATCCGGATATTACAGAGGGGTCAACACATTATCATAACGATAGTGTTTATCCTTATTGGGCTGAATCGCTAAATGAAACAGTCTATATTAATAATCACATATTCTACAAATAGGAGAGAAATATGCATTTCATGAAAATAATGAAAACGGTGTTGGTCACAAGAGCAACAGATTTTAACAGCAGAAGCGACAGACCAGAATTTTGGTGGTTTACTTTATATGCAACTATAGTGGCAGGACTGCTTATGTTAGTCGATAACTTTGTCATCGGTAAAACATTCTTTAGTATTGTTGACCCATTTAGTGATAATCATGAAAGTGGAATATTAGTATTTCTATTTTTAATTGGAACACTAATTCAAAGTATATCTTTAACAGCAAGAAGATTACATGATAGAGGTCATAGTGGTTGGTGGCAATTATTGTTTGTCGTACCAGGACTAAACTTTATACCTTTATATTGGTCAGTAAGACAAGCTAAAGATGTGCCAGAAGCGCTTAAATACAAAAACCCATACGGAAAAAGAACATGAAAATGATAGGAAACAATGTACTTATCAGTGAAGTGCAAAAAGATAATACATCAGCTGGCGGTATTATACTTACCGATACAATTGACAAAGCAAGTAAACCAGGACTAGTTTTAGCTGTAAGTACAGAAGCTCTTGGTCCATTAATGTCAGGTCAAAGAGTATTTTTAGATTGGTCAAAATCAATGCCAGTAAATGTCGATGGAAAGGCTGCTGTTATTATTGATGCTGAACATATAAAAGCAATTATATCAGAAGAATAATTATGGTAACTAAAAAAGAAAAGATGGGTGACATAGGCGAAAAGCTTGTGTTTGAGTATTACAATGGTACACAAAGTACGTATAAGTATGATAGTGAAAAGGATGGAATGATTGGTAAAGAAACTGCAGAAGTTAAGACGCAAAATCGACATCCATTTGGTTATTTTACAGTTAACACTGCTTGGAAAAACCAAGCCAAGAAATGTAAATCTGTTGACCGTCTTTTCTTTGTTGAGTATGATAATTCTCCTGACGCAATGTTATGGGAATGTACTGATAGAGAAGACACTACAATGATAACAACTAAGAATGGCAGAAAAATGGAAGGTTGGCCAATTAGTAAAATGAAACTTATAACAACCTTTCCAGGCAAAGGCGATGAACTACGTAAACATACAAGTAGTAAAATATTTAAAAAATAAACCTTTACATTTATGCCAAAGTATGGTATAATAGATATATTAAATAAATTATGGAGACATTATGAAAGAAAGCTTAAGAGTCCTGCAAGAATGCGCAGAACTACAAACTAAAAAATCTCAAGACTATCAAAGTTCTGAATCAACAGTAGTACAAGCAATGCATTATAGACGTGGCATTGATACGATTCATGATATTATTCTTGGTAAAATGATGAGAGCAACTTCATTGCTTGAATCAGCTGATGACCCAAACTTCGAAAGCATTGAAGATACTTACAAAGACATGATTAACTATTGTTCTTTTGCAGTTGCTTATGCTCGTGGTAAAATGGAAGGTCAAGACCCGCAAAGAGATATGTTTAATAACAAGGTGACAAATGTATCAAGTGAATAGTACAGCAGATATTGCAGAAGTATTTAAGAAACATCTTAAAGCTGGTAACTTTGTTAAAGACAAAACTGGTGTAGATACTATAGAAGTTATTGGTGCTTCTTTTGTTGCTGATAAACCAGCAATATTTGGTACGCCAAATCAAGATTATATTCAAGCCGAACTAGATTGGTATGAATCATGTTCTACTAATATAACAGATATCTATCCTGAAGGAGATAAAGAACCACCTCAAGCTTGGCAGTATACTGCTAATGTTCATGGTGAAATCAATTCTAATTATGGTCATCTTATATTCAGTAAAACATACCATAGACAATACAATCAAGTTCTTAAAGAATTAAGCGAGGTTAATCCAGATTCTCGTAGAGCATCAATGATATATCAAAGACCAAGTATATGGCGTGAATATAAAGAAAATGGTAAGAATGATTTTATCTGTACTAATGCAGTGACTTATTATATTCGTGACGGATACTTACACGCTGCAGTTCAAATGAGAAGCAATGATGTTATGTTTGGATATAGAAATGATTATGCTTGGCAAAGATATGTACAAGAAAAACTACAAAAAGATTTATATTTCAGTGGTGTTCATATCGAACTTGGTCATATGTATTGGCAAGTACAAAACCTTCATGTTTATGAGAGGCATTTCGATCTTGTTAAGTAAGTGGGATAAAAGATTTCTTGATATAGCTAAATCTGTATCAACCTGGAGTAAAGACCCAAGTAGAAAAATTGGAGCTATCGCTGTAAGAAATAGAAAAATATTGTCTACAGGATATAATGGGTTTCCTAAAGGTATAGAAGATACTGAAGAAAGATACAATAAAAGAGAAATTAAGTATCAATATGTTGTACATGCTGAAATGAACTGTATATATAATGCAGCAGAAAATGGTATATCATTAAAAGATTCTACATTATACATTTATGGTTTACCAGTATGTGGAGATTGTTCATTAGGAATAATACAAGCAGGAGTATTAAGAGTTGTTGCAGTCTCTCAAGATACTCCAGATAGATGGAAAACTGCAATAGGTAAAACAGATGAAATATTTAAAGAGGCAGGAGTAGAATATGAATTCACAGAAGTTTGACGAAAAAGAACTACAAAATTCAAAGCGTATATTTAAGAGTGCAACTCCTAAGTATACAATTGATTGGTATATTAAATGGGTAGCATCAGCTATTCTTTTAATTGCTATGGCAAGCAGGTCTAATCCTGAACTTGCTCTCTATGACCAAACGTTTTCCTTAGTTGGAACATTCGGTTGGTTAATAGTAGCTCTTATCTGGAAAGATAGAGCATTGATAATTTTAAACACAGCAGCAGTCATTATCCTCGGAAGTGGTCTGATAAGTGTTATAACTAATAGTATATAGTGAGCTACTCTGGTACGCCAGTCAAATTTCTCACTCAAATAAACTGATATAAGGAGAATAATATGTCAAAAATAAAAGCCGGAATCATCGGCGTTGGAAGTTGCGCAAAATCTTTAGTAGAAGGAGTGCAATATTATAATGAAAATCCTGAAGACAAAATAGGTCTAATGTACGAAGATATCGGAGGATATTCAGTACATGACATCGAGTTTGTTATAGGATTTGATATCGATAAAAGGAAAGTAAATAAGAAACTAGCAAGAGCTTTAAGAGCTCAGCCTAATTGCGCTATGGACCATGTCGATAAAATTACTACTACATCAAATAGTTCATGCGTAGATAAAGATGCAATGGTCTATTCAGCTCCAGAAATGGACGGAATAGCTCCACACATGCACGATTATCCAGATGAAGTTACGTTTGTAAATGGAGCTGTACCAGCAGAATCTTTTGAAAGGTCTGTTGAATTATTACAGTATCATGATGTAGATGTATTAATTAACTATTTGCCAGTAGGTTCAGAAGAAGCTTCTAAATACTGGATTGATGTTGCTTTAGAAGCAGGAATACATTTCGTAAATTGTATACCAACATTAATCTCAACAGAAGATGCTATGGTAACTGAACAAAGATTCATAGATGCAGGACTAACAATTGTTGGTTCAGATATGAGGTCAGCCTGGGGAGCTTCAAGAATGTCAGAAGTTCTACAAGGTGCTATGTTAGATTCAGGTCTAATGGTAACACAACATATTCAAATGAATATGGCTGCTGGTTCTACACAAGGACAAGAGCATATAAGAACAGGAAGAACAGCAAATACTGATTTTCTTAATATGGCAAAACAATATAGATTACATAACAAACATGTATCAAAAGAAAATGTTTTAAAAGGACAGAACAGTGTAAGAGGAGAATCAACTGCAGGTATGACATTATTTGCTGGACCATCTCTTACTGTTCAACAAAAACCAGGTGGAGATTATATCTCGTCTGATAATAAAATAGCAAACTTTGATATGGTTGCTTATGGATTTGCAGGCGCAAGATATGAAATGTCAGCTAGACTTTCAGTTCAGGACTCTCCAAACTCTGGTGGAGTTGTTGTTTCAGCAATTAGATTTTGTAAGGTAGCTTCAGAGATGGGCATTGTAGGATATTTAAGAGGACCATCAGCATGGACTCAAAAGACTCCTCCATTACAGCTCAAAACTCAAGATGCCAAATTTGAATGTGATGCTTTAGCTAGGAGAGTATTGACCGATATAACTACTCCTCAGCTCAAAGAAAATAGACCGAAGGCAAAAAATCTGCCTCACACCTTCCAAGATGCGAAGAACGATTATGAAAATTAATTCGTTTGATATCGACGGAGTAATCTATTTTGGTGAAGGCACCACAGGCGTAAGACCCGGTAAAGATGACATCATCATTACTGGGCGGCCTTTCACTGATAGAGAAGCTACTGTAAAAATGCTAGAGTCAAGAGGTATATACAATACTCTTTATATGAATCCTTTAAAAAGAAAATTGCCTAATCCTAATGTCACGCATGGAATAAAAGATAATCCATTGTATGGAAGAAAAGCATCAGGCATCTTTAAAGGTCAAATGATTAATATGTTAAAAGACTTGGGAGTAGAAATAGAAATGCATTTTGAAGATGACCCAATTCAAATTAAAGAAATCAAAAAAAGATGTCCTAATATTTCTATTGTACATTTAAAAAGAGATAACGAGGAACGTGTCAAGTACTAAATATAATTACGACTGGTCGAATTACGATAAAGAACTCATGAAAGAGTTCAATTGGTTTCTATATAAAGTAAACCAAAGGTCAGCAATTCAACTTGGTTATAGCGATGAACAATACGAATCAGTAAATCGTCATGGCAAAAATGATTTTGGACTTGGAGAAGACGTAGAGTATTTTCATCCAACAATTACATTAGATGACCGTATGAGATTCATAGGTCAAGAGATTGCAAGTTTAGATACGTCAATAATGAATATTGTTGGCAATACTTTTATATCTCATTTCTATGGAGGAAGAGGAGTTCATTTTCTTGCTTCAGGAGAAGACAATGTCTTTGTTGATTTCGATAAGATAGCTGATAATGACCAAGAGTATATTCAATTTGTTCGTAATAATTTAGATAAAGCTATTCAAAACAAGCAACCAATTTGGGGAACAACAGAGTTGCATACATCTATTCAAACATCGGCTAGAAACTTTTGTCGTCAAAAATACAATGACAAAGATAGAAAGTTTCATGCAGTTGATGTTTGTGAATGGGTATCTTCGTTTAGAGATACTGGATTCTTAGAAAGAATGCAACAATGTAATCATATGTCAGAAATATATACTCTCTTAAGAGAACAACCTGGCATTGGACATTACTATGGATTTCACGGAGCTGCTTCATCATCTGTATTACCACAAATGAAGTATCATCATGACCAAAGATTTGTTTCGCCTGGACCAGGAGCAGTATATACAATACAACTTATGTGGCCAGATGCTCCAAAGAAATTATATGATGAAGCAATATACTACATGAGAGAAAATTCAGATGAAATAGGATTAACAAAGAATGTCGTATTTCATCCTAAAGCTTTTAATATAAATAAGAAGGACGGTACAAAATTGTTTCAATACGAACAAGATTCTCTTAAATACTACGGAACTGAAGTGTTGTCATGTCAGTTTGGTGTATACCTACAGATAAGAGAAGATGAACGAGCATGCGCGCGTAGACGTGTAGCACGAGTACAGAAGACGAATAATCTTACTGAATTCTTTGAATAAAAACGTTTACATTTGTGCCAAAGTATGGTATAATATATCTAATGAAAAATATAATTAATTGTCCATTTATTCCTATAGCCAAAAGGCCAGGCTCTCATAGAGGAGCTGCAGGAGTAATGTATGGCGATATGATAAAGGAGAAATATGGAAACTGCGATGTCAACTATGGTGGAGAAATTCAAGACCACAATGATTATGATAACCTTTGGGTCTATCACGGCACTGATTGGTCTGGTGGAATTAATATGTTTGGTGGCGTATATGGTTTTCCTTATGTTAAGAACACTGTCAACTTTTCTAAGTTCAAAGGCAGAGTCTTTTCAATTGGAATCGACTTCCCGCCGTATCACGAAATGGTTAAATCAAAACTGGAATCAGCTAAGAAAGAGGTTCAACCGGAATGGCATGAGGTAGACCTTAAAAATCTAGAACGCATGTATAATGAAACCGAAAGAATTGACTATCCTAATCCAACTAATAAAATAGTTATTGGTGATAGTCATTCCATTTGCATGTATCGACCAGGTTGGACAGTAAACAGTGTTCCATTCAAAACTTTAAATGGAGCTATAAATGATGGATTTGATAAATATATTCCATTTGATTACGAAGAGATAGAATGCTACTTTGGTAATATCGATATAAGACATCACGTAATCAGATTAGGACAAAAGATAGAAGATTTAGCTGATAGGTATATTGAAGAAGCAAATAAATATAATGCAAAGATATATGAGTTGCTTCCAATAGAAGATGTCAGTAGAAGAATACCACAATCAGGATATTATAAAGGACAACCATTTTACGGTTCTTGGTCAGAAAGAAATGATGCAAGAAATAAATTTAACGATTATATAGAGAAAGAATACGGCATCAAAAGATGGACCGGTCATCTCTTTAATAAAGAAGGTAAGCTCGATTTTAAATACATGGAGAAACCACAATCAATACATTTATCCAGAGAGTTCTATCCATATTGGAATGGAATAGAAGCAGCAGGATTAGAGGAGTTTTTTGCATGAGTTATGCGAGTATAGTACCACTTATAGGTGGAGAAACAATAGCAATGGAGAATGTCTTTAAAGAGAAGCCAAAGTATTTTCTTACTTTTGACGGCTTTCAAGATAATGAATCTCACTTAAACAATTATTACAAACATGAGGTCCCATATTTGAACCTCTCAGAGGGAGCGAGTTACACAGAAAAAGTTGATGTGATTAATACAGTGTGCCCATGTGCGGGGCTTAGTTCCCTTAGTCCCTCTGCTTCAAGCACTAATCCAATGAACGAATGGATGTATAAATCAGCTGAATATGTACTTGGTGAAGTACAACCGAAAGTCTTTTGGGGAGAGAATGCTCCAAGGCTTGCAAGTAAGATGGGAGAACCTGTAGTAAAGAGATTACGAAAGATAGCAGAAAAGAATGGTTATACAATGAGTATCTTTAAAACAAAATCTATATTACATGGATTAAGTCAAGTAAGAGATCGCACATTTTACTTCTTTTGGAAAGGAGACGAAGTCCCACTCTTTGAGTACATATATGAACAACCTACAACAATTGCTGATGATATAAGAGCAGTCAAAAGATGTGATAATGACCCAATGAGTCAGATACTTTGCAATGACGCTATCCCATCAGAGAATCCATACTATAAATACGTACTAGAAGTATTAGAAGGTGGAATCACACATAAAGAGTTTCAAGATAAAATTGAAAAAACTACTAATCCTATGGATTATATAGAAGAAAGAACAACTTATAAAGAAGTTGCAAAATGGATGAGAGAACATGGATATGATAATGTCGCAAAGAAATGTGATAGACAATACCATAAGCTCAAGTCAGGTGGTAACATAATGAGAAAAACTACTGAGATTCCTAAAGATAAAATAGGAGCCTTTGTAGGTCATATGCCAACATGCTTAACACATCCAGACGAAGACCGATATTTAACAGTAAGAGAAGCTTTATCGCTTATGAAGTTACCATTTAACTTTATACTGTTAAATCCTAAAAGGTCGTTGAACCACATATGTCAAAATGTACCAGTGACTACAGCTGAGCATCCTGCTCGAATGGTTCAAAAATATTTAAACAATCAGCTTGAGATGGTAGACACAAAGTTCTTAGTTCAGGATAATAAAAAAAGAACCTATAATTTTGAAAAAAACAGTTTACAACTCACTGATTTTATGGTATAATAGTACTATAGAATTTAATAAAGGAGAACTATGCCAAGTATAGATTTAACACCTAGGAAGAATCGTAATCCTAGAGACAAAAGACCAGCAAAAGAAATGCCTTTTGATGTTGGTCTTAGAAGATTCAAAAAAGCCTGTGATAATGCAGGTATCGTACAAGAGGTACGCAAAAGAGAGTTTTATGAAAAACCTGCAGCCAAAAGAAAAAGAAAAATGGCTGAAGCTGTTTCAAGAAGTCGTAAACAACAAAGAATGCTAGATGCATTTAATAGGCCATCAAAGGCCAGGAGAAGATAATATGTCTATAATGGATAAATTAAAAAAGAATAGTAAAATTAAAGATACATCTATTCTATCTGATTCAGTATTATTTGCTGAAAAAGATATAACTGTCACTAATGTTCCAATGGTTAACGTTGCGCTATCAGGTGATATCGATGGAGGATTAACTTCAGGACTTACAGTTCTTGCTGGCCCTTCAAAACATTTTAAAACTTCATTTGCTTTATTGATGGGTGCAGCCTATCTTAAACAACATGAAGATGCAGTAATGCTATTTTATGATTCAGAGTTTGGTTCACCCCAATCTTATTTCGAATCATTTGGCATTGATACCGAAAGAGTATTGCATACACCAGTCCAAAATGTCGAACAACTTAAGTTCGATTTGGTAGGCCAACTTGAGAATATCGAAAGAGGAGATAAAGTAATTGTTGTTATTGATTCAATTGGAAACTTAGCCTCTAAGAAAGAGTTGGAAGATGCCCTCAACGAAAAGTCAGTCGCTGATATGTCGAGAGCTAAAGCATTAAAGGGACTATTCAGAATGATTACTCCTTATCTAACCATGAAGAATGTTCCTTTACTTGCTGTTAATCATACCTATCAAGAAATTGGATTGTTTCCTAAAGCAGTTGTTTCAGGTGGTACAGGTATCTATTACTCATCAGACAATATATGGATTATTGGAAGACGTCAAGAGAAAAAAGGTACAGAAATACAAGGGTATCATTTTGTAATCAATGTAGAGAAATCAAGGTTTGTAAAAGAAAAATCTAAAGTACCAATCTCAGTAACATGGGAAGGTGGAATTGCTCCATACTCAGGATTACTAGATGTTGCAATGGCTGGTGGATACGTAGTTAAACCAAATGTTGGTTGGTATGCTCAAGTCGATATGAAGACAGGAGAAATACTAGAACCTAAAGTAAGAGAAAAAGATACTCTTAAGAAAAAGTTCTGGGACCCAATCTTTGAAAATACAGACTTTAAAGAATTTGTCAAAACATATTACTCTATTGGACATAGACCAATGGTTGATATTGACCTTGATATTGATACGGAAGAGTAATGTATAACATAAATCAAAATGACTACTCAATTGTAGAGAATGAAACAAGCGCGTTTCAAGGTGTCAAACTTAAGACAGGCACTTGGAAGAATGTTATAGTCATATATGGACAAGTTGGCGTCAAAGAAGATACAGCTTTAGATATGGCAACATTAAGCTTTAACTTTACAGTACAGGACCCAGCAGATTTTAGTGTAGACGAACTTGAAAAAGATGAATCATTTAAGAATTACTTAGGCTCAGTACTACAATATATAATAACAGATAGTTTAGAACATGGAGGACATATTGGAGAACCAACTACCGACACACATACTGAATCACCTTCTACATAACGAAGAGTTTTGCAGAAGAGTAGTACCTTATTTAAAGAATGAGTATTTTGAAGGTACACACAAAACTGTGTTTGACCTTATAGTCCAATTTGTAAGCAAACATAATAAATTACCAACATCAAAAATCTTAGAGCTTGAGTTAAAGAAAATACAAGCTCCTGAAGATATATTAAATAATGCTCAAAGATTAGTAACAGAAATTATCGATAAATCTGATATCGATACTGATTACCTAATTACTGAAGCTGAAAAGTGGTGTAAAGAAAGAGCAGTTTATAATGCTATTATGGATTCAATAGGAATCATTGATGGTAAAGATAAAGAAAGAAGTGAAGGTGCTATACCTGAAATACTATCTGAAGCTCTTGGTGTTTCGTTTGATGAACAAATTGGTCATGATTATATTGATGATAGCGAACAAAGGTTTGATTTTTATAATCGTAAAGAAGACAGAATACCGTTTGACTTAGATTACTTTAATAAAATAACAAAAGGTGGTCTGCCTAATAAGACACTTAACATTGCCTTAGCCGGAACAGGCGTAGGTAAGTCATTATTCATGTGTCATTGCGCAGCAGGAGTACTTAATCAAGGAAAGAATGTATTGTACATAACAATGGAAATGGCTGAAGAAAGAATCGCTGAAAGAATTGATGCGAATCTCATGAACCTTCCAATCGAATCTCTTGGGTCATTACCTAAAAATGTATTCGATGATAAGATTGGAAAAATTGCAAAATCATCTGTAGGTAAACTTATAGTGAAAGAATATCCTACTGGTTCTGCGCACACTGGTCATTTCAGAGCTTTACTTAATGAGCTTAAACTCAAAAAGACATTTAAGCCTGATATGATATATATTGACTATTTAAATATTTGTGCCTCAAGCCGCATGCGTGGCATGGGTGGAAGTATAAATAGTTATACTTATATTAAAGCCATAGCCGAAGAACTTCGGGGATTGGCTGTGGAATTCAATGTTCCAATAGTATCGGCAACACAGACCACGAGGTCTGGTTTCAGTAATACTGATGTCGGTCTTGAAGATACATCTGAATCGTTTGGTTTGCCAGCAACGGCTGATTTAATGTTTGCTCTTATTTCAACAGAGGAACTAGAAGAATTAGGTCAATTGCTAGTAAAACAATTGAAGAATAGATATAACGACCCAACCAAGTACAAGAGATTTGTAGTTGGTGTGGACCGTTCCCGCATGAAACTATATGATGTAGAGGAATCGGCTCAATCAGACATTATGACAGAAATGGTGCCAGATAAGCCGATAAATAAGTTTGGTGAACGCGAAAGTAATGACTCGTTTGCTGACTTCAAACTATAGACGGAGAACTATATGAACATGTTAAATACAGCAAAAGCATGGTTAATGGCAAGATGGGCAGAACGTACATCTTGGGACGGCGGACTTATTGTCGGCTTATCATTATCATACCTATTACTAGGTGGCTTAGTTGACTTAGTAGCTTGGGTAGCCCTTGCTTACGGTGTATACACTTTTATAGCAAAAGAAGTATAACACTCCTTTAGTAATGATTATCATGGGGGAGCCATCACAGCTCCCCACCTTTTCTCTCACATCAACACTTTCTCACAATTATTTTCAAAAAAAGTGAAAATAATCGTTTACATTTGCTTAAAAGTATGGTATAATATATCTATATTTAAAAATAAGATAAGGAGTTAAATATGACATCATTACAAAAAATCAAACAAGAAGTCCAAGCTATGGGCACAGGTTCAATTCTTAGAGAATTGGAAGGTGGCATGAGACCAGGACTTTGCGAATCATTCGATATGAGAGTAGCTTTCACTGATAGAAATAAAGTGATTGACCAACTAGTAGAGAAAAGAAGTCATGAACTTCATATGAAAACTGTACTAGAACTTAAAACAGGAGTAAGAGTATGATATTATCA